TGCATCAGTCACTATCTGATACTGGTTCATTACTTGACCTATGTTTACCTTCTCTATCATATATCCCTTGTACTTTTGAGGGTCAAAGGATAGGGTAGGAAAATGGATACTCCAAAAGTCTCTTATGTTTTGGTATTATTTATTAACGTCCAATCTTTCAAAACCTCTCCATTGCTACGAATGGTTTTAATATATATTCTTGCAGAGTTGGTAATATATAAATGGGCCGTGTATTGAAACCCTCTTAGCGCTAATAAAATTCCAGTGCCCATATTATTTAAATTATCAGTAGATGAATATACACCGGCACTGATTTTACTATCGTATTCTTCATTTAATATATTCTTACCTTGTTCAAATCCATTAGCTTGCATAAGTCCCTTGTTTGCTTCTGTTGCAGCAGGCAGTTTTTCTCTGATTAACTCAACCACATTGGCATCTGTTATATTAACCTTTTCTATCATATCCCTTGTACTTTTGAGGGTCATTAGAATACCCTTTTTGGTTAGGCTGTTGAATAAGACTACCTTCACCGCAAAAATGGTTTACGCATATATTCGTGTGTCGACAGACAAACAAACTGTCGAGAACCAAAGGTTCGAAGTCCAGAAATTTGCAACGGAAAAAGGACTTGTAATAGATAAATGGGTGTCCGAGAAGGTTTCCGGTACCAAAATTGCTAACGATAGGAAATTAGGTCCGCTTCTCAAGAGGATGAAGAAAGGCGACACTCTAATCATAACAGAAATCAGCCGATTAGGAAGAAACCTGATGGGTATTATGTCAATGCTTCACCTCTGTATGATTAAGGAGACTTGCGTTCTTACTGTCAAGGAACGTTACGAATTAGGTAATAACATCAACAGTAAGGTATTGGCATTCGCTTTCGGTTTATCCGCTGAAATTGAACGTGATCTTATCAGTCAGCGAACCAAGGAGGCCCTTGCTTACAGAAAAGCTGCAGGAATACGACTTGGTCGAAAAAAGGGGGATAAAAACACGCATTACAAGCTGACTGGAAAGGAAAATCTTATCCGAACTATGCTTGACTATGGTTATAGTAAAGCCGCTATTTGCCGGAAGTTGAAGTGCAATCCTAAAACATTGGATGACCATTTGCGGAGAATGCATGTCCTACATAAAAATTAAGTCATACATTACTTTTGCCTCTGTTTTTAAATTCATAGTTATGGCAAAAGCAGAAATCTTATTCAAGGTCATCCGCAAATGGGAAGGCGGATGGAGTGACCACAAAAATGACAAAGGTGGCAAAACCAATATGGGGATAACCTTGTCTACGTGGAAATCATGTGGTTATGACAAGGATGGTGACGGAGACATTGATGCGGATGATTTACGCATGATTACTCCGGATGACGTTTTTCATGTTTTCAAGAAGTATTATTGGGACCGTTACCAAGCGGACTTCATACACAACCAGTCCATTGCGAATATCTGTGTGGATTGGGTGTGGGCCTCCGGACGTCCCGGTATCACAAGGGTACAACAACTACTGCAAATCAATGTAGACGGCATCGTAGGTCCTCAGACGGTTGCAAGTATCAATCTGGCCAACCAACGGCAGCTGTTCGAAGCTATCAAGACAGACAGAATCCGGTTTATTGAAGATATCTGTAAAAGGGACCCGTCGCAGCTTGTATTCCGGAAAGGATGGCTGAACCGAATCAATGATTTCAAGTTCTCTGTCTGCTGAATTCTTGTCCTTTTTTCCACTCTTTTCAGCCTTTAGTTTTGTGTCCGGAACTAAAGGCTTTTTTATGGTAATAACTGAAGAAAAGAGTTTAATGACCTCCGAGAAATTCAATCGAGGAGTTGAGAACTGGACGTGGAAAGTCAAGAATACCTCCGTAAATATTCTACAACGGACACACGCAACCGGAAGATTGCGTAGGGAACTGCAATCCCGTTGGCTGAAAGACCGTGAAGGTGGACCGGCTTATGTCGGTCTGGGTTTCCGCTTTGCCCGGTATGGTGCGTACCGGGAATATGGCGCCGGGCGTGGATATATCGTCAAGAACGGAATTATAATGAAGGGACATTCGGCATGGAGCGATAAGAAGAAACGTCAGGAACTGCGTTCTTTACGTGTTTCTGAATATCGCATCCGGCGCATGCGTACCGTTGATGAACACTATGCCGTTATCCGGCGAAGTCCCCTACCCTGGTTAGACCCTCCCATTGTGGATAACATCGAATCACTGGCTGATTTATCCGGAGAGTATTACGGTGACCAGGCACTCAAGAATGTGCTTCAGAAGTTTGATAAAATAACAATCGAAAAACGTTATGGCAAAAAGTGACAAGACAGTCAAAAGAGGTGTCTACTTGTACATTGATGGCAAGGAAATTAAGAATGACATCAATTCCATTGATTTGGAGATGAAACGCCTACAGCGTGACATTAAGGAAATGACACGCGGCTCTGAGGAATACAACCGCACCATGGCGAAGATACAGCATCTTCAGGGGATTTTAAAACAGCATCGCCAGGAGATAAAAGGCATCACCACCGAAACCAAGAAAGCGACTGTCAGTATTGGCAGTATGGTGGACTGGTTCAACCGTTTCGGTGGAGTTATCTTGTCCGTAATAGGTTTCCTTACCGGTTTTACCCTTGCCTTGCGTGCCATCAGAGACGAACGCAACAAGTTGGAGGAGTCCCAGGCCGGGCTGAAAGCCTTGACCGGACTTGATGATGACAGCATTGCCTGGTTGACCGGGCAGGCCAAGACGCTTTCCACCACCATGACCAAAGAGGGCTTGCGTGTCCGCCAGTCGGCAGCCGAAATCCTGGATGCGTTCATGCTGGTCGGTTCGGCCAAACCGGAACTGCTGGGAGACAAGGAGGCTCTCAAGGCTGTTACGGAGGAAGCCATGCGATTGCAGGCGGCAGCCAAAGACATCACCCTGAACGAAGCGGTTGATTCACTTACTTTATCACTCAACCAATATGGGGCAGCGGCAGACCAGGCTGGACGGTTTACCAATGTATTGGCTGCCGGCTCCCAGGCAGGTTCCGCCAATATTGCAAGCCAGGCAAAGGCTATCCGGAATGCAGGTACCGCAGCGGCTTCGGCCAATGTTCCCATTGAACAGACGGTCGCATTGATTGAAACGCTTGCCTATCGGGGTATAAAGGATGAAGTGGCCGGAACGGGATTGAAGAAATTCTTTCTGGTTCTTCAGACCGGGGCAGACGAAACCAACCCCAAAATCGTCGGGTTGGATAAGGCACTGGAGAATCTGAAGAACAAGAATATGGACGCAGGCGCCATCAAAAAAATGTTCGGGGAGGAAGGCTACAATACCGCATCCGTAATCCTTCAGAACACGAAGATGGTGAAAGACTTCACCGCTGCCGTCACCGGTACCAATGTGGCGTATGAGCAGGCGGCCATAAACAGTGATACTGCACAGGCCAAACTGGAGCAGGCACGTAATAAGATGAAGCTGGCAGCCATTGACCTTGGCGAGAAGTTGAATCCGGCTCTGACGGTGAGTACGAATATGCTGACCAATGTGCTCAAATATTTACCGGGATTGATTGACTGGTGCAAAAAATGGGGTGGTACTGTATTGTGGCTTAGTACGATATTGCTTGTATATGCTACCCGGCTGAAGATAATTACAGCATGGTATTCTATTTGGAATTCACTTACCAAAATTGCGACAGTTCTCAATTTGGCTTATGCCGCATCAATGAATACATTGTCTGGTTATACAGTGACATCATTTGGAAACTTGCGTAAATTATCAATGCTCATGCAAGGACATTCTGTTTTACTTAAATCACTACGTACCGCCACTTATTTATATGCCGCTGCCGTGCAGGTTTTACACGGGCGCGTTGATTTGGCTGCCAAATCGCTGAAAGCAGCTTGGACTATTATGTCCAGCAATCCGATTGGCTTACTGGTTACATTAGTTCTTGCAGCAGCTACCGCATCCTACAAACTGACACAACGCACCAAAGCTTATTACGACCTAAATAAAGTCAATGAGAAAATTACAGAAAAATCAAATGATGAATATGCGCGTCAATCATCACTGATTGAACAGTTGACCACCAAAATACACAATAATAATCTTTCCAATTTTGAACGTAAAAAGGCAATTGTACAATTGCAGGCTATTATTCCGGATTATAATGCAGAGATTGATAAAGAGGGCAAAATCATCAATGAAAACACAGAGGCACTTGACCGATATAATGCCGTATTAGCAACCAATATCGAATTAAAAGAGGTTGCCGACGAACTGGATAAGCACCGGATCAACCTGATGCGCCTTCAAAAATCCCCGGCATTGAGTGACAATTCACCGATGGGGTCGATGGCTCGCGAGGATGTTCGCAACAAGATTTCCCAAGAAGAAGAGATTGTTGAATCTTTAACTGCACGTTATAAGAAACTGGTACAAGAAAAATGGAAAGCATTGAATCCGAACACTCCTAAAAACAATCCCACCGGAGGCAATGACGGTGGAAAATGTCCGATATGTGGAAACAAACCTTGTACCTGCGATAAAAACAACACTTCCAAAGACAAGTTCGCCCAAGCTGAAGCCGACTACTACCGACGTATCGCTGACATCAAACGGAAGTACCTCGCTGACGATAAGATGACCCAGGAAGAATACAACAAGCAGATGCGGGATGCAGAAATACAACTGCTCAACGATAAGCTGAAGGTCAAGGGGCTTGAGCCTTCAGAGATTCAACGTATCAATGACCAAATACTTGATGCGGAAATAAAGGCGCGTGATGAATTGCGCAGGCTTGATGAACAGTCTGCCAAGGATGAAGAGAAACGCCGTAAGGAGCAGGCAGAAGAGACGTTTTCCCGTTTGGACAAAGAGTACCAAATGCAGGTGGAAGCTGCCGCCATGTATCATTATGAAAACAGGACTTCCGAGGAGGAGTATTTCAATGAGCTGCGCAGACTGCAAGATGTATATTACCATAAGGTTCTCAATGACGCGGCAATCAGTGAGGAGAAGAAAAACCAGGTACGTGAACAGATGCGTAAACGTAATCTGAAGGATGCCCAAAAAGATGCTGAAGAAGAAAAACGGATTGAACGTGAGAAGTTTGACATACTGTCTGACCTGGCGAAAGGCTTCGGAGAGACCATGGCGCAATTCTTCACGGACTCCGAGGTGTCTCTCAAGGACTTCCTGAAGAATATTCTTACTATGTCGCTTGATGCGTTGGAACGTATGATGATTATGGCCGTTACCGAACGCACCATCAAGAATATAGGTTCACTCGGCTTCGTAGGTGTAGCTAAAGCTGCCGGAGAGATTGCTCTGATAACTGCCGCATTTGAGACAGCCAAAGGGCTTATCTCCAATTTCTACACCGGCGGCTTTACTCCGTCCGGTGACTGGAATCAGCCGCAAGGTATTGTACATTCCAATGAATTTGTCGCCAACCGTTTTGCTGTGGCCAACCCGAATCTGCGACCGATATTCGACGCCATTGACGTGGCACAGCGTAGCGGTAATGTTGGTAATCTGACAGCTGAAGACATAGCGGCTGTAGCAGGTTCTGGAAAGAGTACACGTACCGTACCAGCCAAGGCACCTGCTGCCAGCGCCACAACGACGACCAATGACCCGGCTATGGTGGCGATGCTGATAGAATGTACCCGCGTATTGCGGAAGCTTAAAAACAGGCTGGATGCCCCTTTGGTAGCGGAAACTTATGTTACCGGCAAACGGGGTATCAACCAGGCACAAAAAGAATATCAGAAGTTGAACAACAATAAATCACGCAACAAGCAATGACAGAATTATACATTGACGGGCAATTGGCCGCCCTTCCTGAAGGGTTCAACATTACGTTCACCTCCGAGAATCCGTATTTCACCCGCAGTTCCAATTACTCCTTGGACATAGAACTCCCCATGCCTGCCAATCATGCCATATTCAAGCACGTGAACAGACTGGATGTGACAAAAAAAAAGACTATCCTTCCGGCCACACTCATCGTTGACGCCAGATGCCTGCTTTACGGCAGTGCGGTTTTACTCTCAGTAGAAGATGCACTGGTTAAGGTACAGCTCGTATCGGGTAATGCGGAATTTAATCTGCTGACGAATGATGATCTGTATATTGACGAACTTGATTTAGGTACAATCAGTTGGCCGAACAACAATCAGAACCGTTTCCAGCCACCTGCCAATATGGTGAACTACTACGGTTCGGTGGACGACATTGAAGCTGTATGGTTGCCGGTGTTCTATCAGGAAGCCAAATGGGAGAACCTTCAAAACGATGCAATCTATGAGTTCGGCACGAACAATTTTACCCTTTGCCCCTATTATGGCCGTCGATGTGTACAACCATACCTTTTGACAGTCATCAAGAGAATAGTGGAGTATTTTGGCTATACGTTCGATACCTCCTTCTTTGATAACAATTTCTTGCGGAACGTTTATGTATGCAGCGCGGTAAGCAGCAACCGGGTGGCCGCCGCATTGCCGCACTGGACTGTTTCCGAATTCTTTGATGAACTGGAGAAATTCCTTTGTGCGGTTACAGTGGTCAACGAACGCACCAAAGTGGTGAGTCTCGTAGGGCTTAACGATTATTTTACAGAATCCGGAAAGGAGATTATTCCTGCATCCTCCCTGCTACGGGAGTTCACTGTGGATATTGAAGATGAAAAGAATGAGAAAGACTTGAGCACTGGCAATGTGGGCTACAATCTACCTTCCCATACGGATGACGGCTATCTGCGGATTGAAAGGGACATCATAGAAGCTGCATACAAACAAGAATATGATTCTTACGATGCAATGCTGGCCGCATACAACGGAATGGGTGACAGTGACAAGAAAAGTACAATCTTTATTGTTGGTAAACGGTATTATATCAACTACAATGAAAATGATAAGAATACGCTGCGTGAAGTCAATTTGTATGCGGATTTAATCCGTGACCCGGAATCGTCCGATGTAGAGACCTCACTCGGAATCGTCCCGGCTAAAATTATTCAGTTCAATGTCGGTGTGTATGGCTCTGTAGCTGATTACGATTTGTCCCGTCCGTACACCTCCATGGTATTGAACATACCCGCGGTGGGCTACCAGGCTACTGTTGCCAAGCAGGAGCGCTTCAATGTCCAGGAAGCCATAAACGGTGACGTGGAGCTGAAGGAGAAGCAGGGAAAAAACGGGCACATGGAAGTGGCTGTCAATACCGGTAAGTTCAACCGGCAGAACGTAACTTACAGCGGTCAGACACATGCCTATGATTATGCCTATCCTTTTACGGACTACCAGCAGAAGACCGGAGCACAGCTCACGGACTTCCTTCCGTATTCCCTAAGCTTGAACGATGTTTGTCCGGACAGTGTCGGACATCGGTTGTCGACACTCAGTCTGTTTCACTCCAATATCCCTTACACAATCCAGTTCCAAGCCAATAAGCTGCCGGATGTGAATAAGGTGTTTCTTATAGGCAACAAGCAGTATTTGTGCGAGAAGATTGAGACGGAAATAGATGTCGATGGATTAAGCAAGGTACTGAAGGGGACTTTTTATCGGATAGAATAAAAAAGCTCTTTTTATTTGCATAAAGTAGAATTTTTACTACCTTTGCATCATTGAAACAACTAAGATATGGTTAAATCAAGAGAATTTCATAGTCAGATACTGAAACGTGGAAAGAAAAGAGGATGGCACTGGATAAAAGGTGAAGGAGACGGGAGCCATCGGATTTATGAAGACAAGAACGGTATCAGATACCCGGTGCCCTACCATGGTGCCAAAGAAATGGGTGAAGGACTAAGAAAGAAAATTATCAGGGATATGGAGCTTGAATAAGCTCCCCCTTTTCTCTATATGTTTGAAAGGAGGATTTTATTATGGGAAAACTTAAAGTGACAATTGAAAAAGGACCGGACTTGTTCGGTGCGTGGGCTGACAATGTTCCTGGTATCTATGGAGAGGGTGAAACTGTGCAGGAAACAAAAGAGAATCTTCTTACCTCCATTGAACTGTATAAAAAACATAATTCTACAGTCCCTAAAGAATTACAGGGAGAAATATCCGTAGAATGGACTTTTGATGTACAGTCGTTCCTCCAATATTATAGCGGTATTTTTACCAAGGCTGCACTGGAGCGTATAACGGGGGTCAACCAGAAACTCTTGGGACATTACGCATCAGGTTTGAAAAAACCGCGTAAAGCTCAGGTTGAAAAAATAGAAAGCGCATTGCATGGCTTTCTGAATGACATAAGCCAGGTGCACTTGGCATGATGTAAATTCCGATAATGGATTGAAAGATACTTCTCGGTCAATCGCGAGACCGTAAGGTTTTTAATGACAATTAGGAGGGCTTCCACGGGTTGGAAGCCTTTTTTTTGTTTTCCATTTTTGGATATGTGAAATATAATTAACACCTTTGCAGAGCCCAATATAACATAGCTATACATTTATCAACATGAGTCCCTTTTCAAAACGTAATCCGTAAAATCGGGTTAAGGTGTGGCTATACCTTTGGGCGCGTTTTGATAAGGGATTCGCCATTTATATATATGAGAACTACAATTGAAGTATTTAGTATTCAAATTAAAAGTAAAACCGATGGTTTATTTGATTTTTCATCTGAACCAGACTTATTTGAAATTATATCTAATGAAGAAAGAGGATTAGTCCATCACATTGATATATCCGGAACAGGGGATGTTCCAACTTTACAACGAACTGTTAGAATTCCTGCCAATGAAATATCAGATGAAGGAGAAACTTTAAAATATTATCATAGAAATATAAATAGTAGATATATTTGTGGTATCATAGAAACCGGTGCATACGGTAAAGAGTATGAAATAGCCAACAAAGATACTCCCAAAAATGTTTCATATACTGTTGGCAAAGAACAAGCCATTATAAAGCCATTTTTTTATTTTTTGAAAATTCCACGTCATGGAACAAAAGCATTGCTCATTTTAGAAAGAACTGACAATGAAGGTATTTATCCCCTGATGAATCTGTTGTTAAAGAATTTTCTAGATCGCACTTTTGGAGTTGAAAAATTATTCAAAATTGAGAAAAACAATATCGTACTAGGTGATTATATCGAAGACTTACAATCCGGTAGATATAGGTCTGTTACATTAACAGCAAATCAACAAGCAACAGATTGTGCGGATCGTTATTTTGGTAACTTAGAATCTACAGATTTTACGATGGAGTTAGTTCTTAAATTCAAAAATCATTTAGGAGAGGATAAGCAAGAACACATTAGGAAATTAGTAAATTCTGGCAATACATTATTTGATAATACTGAATTAAATACTATCTTTGATAATTCTAAGAGAAAGGTTGTAACAACTGTTGGTACTGGACGACAAGCAAGGACCAGAACGTATTATTTAAGTTCAGAACAACGTGATTTAATTCGTCCCTATTATGATATAGATGTAGAAAGCAATGATAAAAATTTCTCCGACTATATTTCAATTAAAAGTATTGTAAAGAGGTTTGTTGATGAAAATTCAGAATTTTCCGTTTTTAATTAAAAATGAAATTTGCATACGTAAACATATCAGACATTTTTAGGCAACAGCAAAGAATCATACAAGCAGGTACTGATAATTATAGCCTCTTTTATGTTATACCTATAGTTTGTGGTCTAATATTTAGTATCATTTTTTATAAAGATACGAGTAATGTATTGAATGTATTAACATTATTTTTATCTATTTTCATTCCAATATTCATAAATTTGTTAGCCACACTGATTTCATTCGTAATGAATAAAATCGTAACGCGACACAATAAGGAGCGAGTTCCTCTTATCAAAGAAACATTTTATAATATTTGCTATTTGATTCCAATTTCGCTATTACTTTTAATTTTATCACTATTTATGAATTTATCATGGGGAAGGAATATTGAGATAGAAATTTGCAACAAATATTTAACCATTTCATTTTCTATTCACCGTTTAATGTTGACCTTGATAGGGACAATGTTTTATGGAGGAATTATTCATATTATGCTGAATCTATTAATGATAACTAAACGTATTTTCAAGTTGTTTGATAAAGAAATAGATTTACTGACCGATGAAAAACCGAATACGACATCTTCTACTACAGCACATACTGATGCAAATGCATTGGATGGTGAAGAATAAATAAACGACGCGTATATATTATCACAAATAATTCTCGAAGTTCCTATACATAACCACACGTTTATTAATATAAAAAATTAGAAAAGCGGAGAAATAAAAAATCTCCGCTTTTCTTTTGCTATTTCAAAAGAAACCCGCATCTTTGCAATGCGAAACATCCATGGAATGTTGTCCATGCCGTAGAGCGCGGTTAATGCTCATAAGTTAATGGGCTTTTTTTATGCCCACACTGAAGATATGTAGAAGTTTGCTTATCAACAAGCTTATACGGCTGTCTTTCCCACATTATTTCAATGCTCCGGCATGGATACTAATGGATGTTTCGCGACACGGGAAATGGCAGCCGTTTTTCTGCCTATTAGCGAAACATCCATTAGTATGAGAAAATCAAATCAAAGCGCCCGCGGACGCTACGTATCCGCAGAGAAGGTTCAAGAACTGTTTGCCCAGTTAGGTATTGAACTGTGCGCCGGACGTAAACGTATCCGTGCAGCACGTAGCGACAAATCCATTTCCATCTATGTCAATGGTGGGACAGTCAACATCACCTTTAATGAGAAAGGAGGCAAAGCATGATGTTCTTTGTTTACCATCTGCAGACCTATTCACCCAAGAACCGGGCATGGAAAAAGGTAATTGACTATGTAGAGAAGTATAAAGATGTTCTTATCAAGGATGAACTTTCCCTGGATGCACTCAAGCATGAAATAGGCGATGTGGTCAACCGCATTAATGCTAAACACCCGAACTTGAAGCGCATGAAATGTACTGCTACCCCTTTGGGACGTGATTGTACCATACGTATCGAGGCCCATGTCATAAGTGGCGGATGCCCGGACACGGTATTCTTTCTCGATATTTGCAAGGTACGTTCCATTTTTCAATTTAGTGAGAAGGCGAATATGCTGGAACAGAAAGGAGGTGAGAATGGATAATACTACCGTTAATGGAATTGTACTTGACGATTCCATATCTAATTGCTTATTGAAATTGCAAAATAATCGAGCGGCATCTCTTGCAGAATTGTTGGATGACAGTATCGGCTTTCTCCTTGAATACAGTGGTTATTTCTATGACAATTCAAAAACATTTTTGGATGTTTTAGCAACATTACATAATGCCCGTACCGAATTTTTAGGCCTTATCCCTAATCAGAAAGGAGGTGCCCAATGAAAAAGCCTATAGGATTCCGTTCTTATCAAAACGACGAAGAACCGGACAAACGAGACGAATTGGAGAAGCAACAAGCCGAGCGGCAGAAAGCCATAGCAAACTTCATCGGCCAGAACTATTCACCCATCGGTACCACTTCACAGAAATGTTACAAGACCACCGCTGAACTGGTATATGAGCTGTCGAACATTGTCGATGTCGCTCCGATGGCGCTGGCCAAACAACTGGCTGATGCCGGGTACCATGTCGAATATTTGGCAGGACAACCCTACTGGGTGATGTACGAGAGAGCATAAATTCGTGCGGCTGCACCTCATTTTGTACGAACTTGTACAAATCGGTGCAGCCGCATTTATTTGATAAATAAAACGTTATGAATCATCCGCACGATTGTACGGCTTTTGGCCCCTATTATAGGGTGAAGCTATTGAAACATTGCATGCCTTCCCGCTTGCTCTCATCCATGACGTGCGCATAAATCATCGTTTCCCGGATATTGCTATGTCCAAGCAATTTTTGCAGGCTGGATAAGTCTTTTGTTTTCCGGAGATAAATAGTTGCAAACGTATGTCTTCCTGTCTTGGCCGATATTTTTTTGTTAATCCCCAGTTCCTTGGCAATGGCCTTCAACTGTCGGTTAACGACCTGGTCACATTGAACGTTCCTGAACAGACGTCCTTCTTCCCTACCCTCTGCCCATTCTTCCAGAAGTTTTTCCGCAGGTACCGGCATCGGAATCTTTATCGGTTCCGGTTTACAGTTCCGGTTCTTCACCCGGTAGTAAGTCAGCACATCATTGTTTACCTGCTCGATACAGAACATACGTGCATCCGTAATGTGCATGCTCGTGAAACACATGAAAAGGAAGAAGGCCAAGGTCAGCTGAAGCTTTTCCGGCAATGTTCTTTGATAGTATAATTGCACAAACTGCATCAGCTCCTCCTCTGTCAGATAGTCCACATCGCTTTTTATTCTTTTGATATGGAATTCCTGGAAAGGATTTTCTTCTATATAGCCCTTTCTGTAGGCTGCAGTGACATATATCTTGATGGTGGACATATTACGTTGTGCGGTTATCTCCGTATTTCCAAGCTCCTTTTTCATGTAAATCAGGTAGTCAGTCAGATAATCCGGAGTAAGGTCCCGGAACTGTAACAGTTCATTATATGCCTTGAACTTTTTCATACAGCTCAGATGATGCTTGAACGTTCCCATCTCTATTCGCCGGCTGTAGGTTTTCATATGCTCCTTCACGAAATCATGGAAAGTCTTATAATCACTTGGATTGTTATACTCCCGCATGAAAATATCTTTTGTCAAAGCCTGGTTCCTCAGCCGGAACTTCACCAATATATCGTTGACACGTGCTTTCAGGTTACTCACAATAAGATTTATATCCTTTGCTTCCTTACTGTTTCCTTTGAGAAGTCCGCTTTTCTCGTCAAATTTAGCAGCAGGCACAGACACTTTGCAAGGAAGCATTAACTTTTCCTTACCGAGATAAAAGGTTATATATAGCGGAGCATTGCCCTCTTTGGTCAATCTCTGCTTGTTCTGGATGACTCTTACCGTACTCATTTTTGTTTTCTAAATTATTTCTACCCACCGGAAAAGTGGAACTACGGAAAGCTGTGTTTCTGCTATGTTACCTACTTTTTGCACAAATTCTGTCGAAATTGGCAAGGTAGTAAATCGTTGATACCCAGCTAAACGACGAAAGGCAAGCAGCCTTTTTATCGACTACTTGCCTTATCGTTGTGATTCCGTTGCGATTCGAACGCAAGACCCACGCCTTAGAAGGGCGTTGCTCTATCCAGCTGAGCTACGGAACCAGCCTTAATTGCGGTGCAAAGGTACGCTTTTTTACGAATATTGCAAATTTTTGTATCACCTTTTTTCGTTACCTATGTATAAAAGGCTCATTTGCTACATAAAAAGTAATGATTAGTTACCTTTACAAATAAGATACACGGTATTTATATACAGATGTATTAAAACATTTTGCAAATTATCAATGTTACTAATTATAAAAAGTAAAAATATGGAGGAATATTCAAGTAGGAAAAGTAGCATTGACCCGAAAATGAATGAAAGAGTAATAACAACTAAATTTTAAAGAGATGGAATGGGAAAATCAGTTGATACAAGAATTGCAATGGTCAAATAAAATCAGCAATAAGGCGAGTAAGGAATTGGTAGCCCAGGAGATTGCCGGACTGGCCAAAGACGGTGATGTCATAGGAGCAGGCTCCGGCTCTACCGTTTATCTCACTTTGTTTGCATTAGCTCAACGAGTTAAACAAGAATCTTTGCATATAGAAATCATTCCGGCATCTGCCGAAATTTCGATGACATGTATACAGCTTGGCCTGCCGCAAACTACTCTGTGGAATAAGCGTCCGGATTGGACATTCGACGGTGCAGACGAAGTGAATCCGCATAATAACCTCATCAAAGGACGTGGTGGAGCCATGTTTAAGGAGAAACTTCTCATTAAAAGCAGTGGTAAGACTTACATCATTGTCGATGAGAGCAAGCTTGTCAGCAAACTGGGGAGCAAATACCCCATACCGGTGGAAGTGTTTCCACATGCTCTCTCCCATGTGGAAAACGAGATACGCTTATTGGGAGCTTCAAAAATCAGCCTACGTCTTGCAGAAGGAAAAGACGGTCCGGTATTTACCGAAAACGGTAATTTCATTCTTGACATTCATCTCAGCAACATTGTTCCTGATTTGGAACAGAAACTGAAAGCCATTACCGGGGTTATCGAAAGCGGGCTGTTCATCGGTTATGACATTACAGTCCTAATGGCAAACCGCTGATGTACCAAAGTACAAATAAGGTGGTCCATGCCAATAGAATGACTAAAGAATATCTCCAAGTATACTTCAGCAGTGAACCATAAGTGGATTGCCTATCATATTGCTGCATATAGGTCAAGACAAGTGGCATGTAGAACATAAAAGGTGTTATGGCATTTGTTGCACTGTCACCTATACGAAACGCACATTGGGTCATATCCGGCGAAATGCCCATACTTGCCAATACCGGAACAAAAATGAAAGACATAAAAGCCCATTTAGCTGTGGCAGATACCATAAAGAGATTGACCAGCGCCGTAAAAAGAATGAAGAGAATCAATATCCATAAACTACTCAAAGAGGCGGAGGACAGCAGATTAGCGCCTAAAATGGCAATGCACTTGTCCAAGTGGGAATATTCAAAACAAGCAAACATCTGTGAGGCAAAGAAAGCTATCACAAAATAAACGCCCAGCAGTTTCATCGGCTGCGTAAGTCCTTCTATCACATCACCGTCCGTACGGTATCGGCCGGAGGCAAAACCATAGACCATCCCCATCAAACCTATTCCAAACGAAAGCAAAAACAGAATACCAACTATAAACGGAGAACGAATCAACCCACCATTGACACTCCGCAATATCCCCCATGAAGAGAATGTAGCCCACAGAATAATGGCAATATACAGCAAGCCTGCAAATACAGCTCCCAACATAGCTCTCCGTTCCTTGCGTGACAATTGCTTGTAACCATTAAAATGAATATCCCCTGCGTACTCTCCCAAACGTGGCAACAAGCTCCTGCGGGTAATATGATAAATGATGAATGCAAGCAGGAACGTGGAAACAAAGAGAAAATAATAATTGCACAGCGGTCCAGTCTGCCCCGGAGCAATATTCATCCTATCAGCCGCTTCTTGCGTTACAGAGGCAATCATGGGGTCTAATGTACTCAAAAACACATTAGCGCTATAGCCACAAGAGACTGAAACATAAGCTGTAATTATACCTCCAATGGGGTGCAGACCGACAGACTGGAACAAAGTTGCAGCTATCGGCAACAGAATGATATATCCTGCATCTCCCACTATATTGGACAACAGTCCTAAGACAATGACCAGCAGAATAATGCGCCAAGGATCACGTGGACGTCGTACCCCCCTGCGAATACATGCATCGATGAAACCCGAATGCTGTGCCACCCCTATTCCGAACATAGCCACAATCACCAGCCCTAACGGAGCGAATCCCGTAAAATTGGTTATGACATGGCGCAGCAGCCAGCGTATGCCCTCCGGACTCAGCAGGCTCTGCACCCGTATTTCTTCTCCAGTCTGCGGTTGCAGCACGCTCAGGCCATAGACATCGAATATCCATGAAAGGAGGATGACTGCCAGCGTCAGCAGGAAGAACATCGTAGCGGGATGTGGCATTCGGAGTTTACTCATCGTCGGCTTCCAGATTGTCTATATTCAAGATTCGAAGTTCCAATGCACGCACCACCAGACGAGTGGCATTCACCCCCACCCGTTCACTAGGCGGGAAAAGACGGCCGACCAAGTCATTCTGCCGTTTCTCCAGCGACTTGACTCCAAAAGGCATTCCCCTAAGATTGGCAATCATTTCTTTGGTATAGCCCAGTGCCAAATGACGGAGGAAACGCTCGTCATACTCATCAATATCATAGCTTATGATTGCTTCCTGACGTTTTGCATCATTCAGGACAGATTTCTTGAAGCGTTCCACTATCTTCTCCAGTATCGGATAGTTAAAGACCAGCTTCTTGCCGGCCATCACTGCCTGCACATCGGTTTTGGTCAGCAACTCTCCGGTTTTCAGGATAATGCCGTCGGCACCGGCTTCAAGTACGTCCACCCATAACTTCTCATTCAATATTTCTCCCGTGAATATCAGCACATGTACTCCCGGATAACGCTTGAAGATATTCCGGCAGATGTCCACCCCGATTGTGGTCGAACCTCCCAGTCCCAAGTCCAGCAGAACAAGATCCGGCACGCCGGCTTCAATCAATGTCCAGAACTCCTGCTCAGTCATAGCAGTACCTATTACCTCCGCATTGGGAATTTCATGGCGGAAAATCTCTTCCGTCCCTTTCAGCTCCAACTTGACATCTTCAACGATGATTACTTTAAATTTTTTGTCTTCCATATTTCATTTTTTCGGTAGCGTAAAATATATTGTAAAACCTCCTTCCTTTCCCGGTTCGGCATTGATACGGCATCCCCGGCGTCCGGCAAACTCGTCATGGTCGCGGATAATCTGCTTGCACACCAGATATTCCGTACCATACAGTTCTCCTTTCTCACCGGCCGTCATGCGGGACAAGTCGGGATAGAACAATTGGTTCAATTCTTCACGGGTCTTTTCCCTGCGCATATCTGTAAACAGAAAACGTATAAATTCCCCATCTTCCCGGGCCGACAGACAGACAGCTCCATCCAGAGTTACGGAGCAAGCCTCGTCTATCAGGTTTTCAAGCAGGAAACGCAACTGGTTCCAGTCACCGGTAATCCGTCCTTCCAACGGTTGTATCTTAAAATCAATATGCGCCTTGTTTCCCTTATACACTTTGCGGAAATATTTCCCGGCAGTAGCCATAAGTTCCGGCACAGATATTGTCGCACGCCTGAAAGTCACCTCTTCCAACTGGCGGGAAGCGCATGAACTGAGTGTCGTAAAGATACCTTTGTAATACTCTATCAATTCGCTGATGGCAACCACCGTTTCCCGCTCCTCCGCTTCTGTCTGTTTGCCGGACCGCAGTTTCCCTATCAGCTGCTTTATCTTGTTCGGATAATAAATTGTTTCATGCTTGATGGTCGAAAGACAATTATCCAGCACCATGTTCTGTACATGCAGCAAACTGTCTTCCCAGGAAGCTCGCCGGGCTTCATCTTGAGCCACTTCGATGTCCCGGTATTTCGTAGCCAACTTAACCACTGCATTGAAGATTACAATGGAGACATAACGGGCTATCAGTTCCAAAAGCAAATGGTCGGTCTCCTGCTCCGTACCTTCCCTGCGTTCCAGACACAGCACACCTATGCAACGACACATATTTCCCGCATCCACAACAAGCGGCAATGTTTGTATACCCTTTTCCGATATGTACTCTTGCTGCTCAAAGCAATTCTCCATATATTTCCTCCAGATAGGCAACTCGTCCACGGCGGTATCTTCCACTGGATTGGAAGTGTATTCCAGCTTATGTGTAGTCTCGTTGTATACAGCTATGCTTAACCGGTCGATACTCAAAAGTTCGTTCACTGCATCAAAAGCGGAACCTACAATCTGCCGCGGGATTTCCTTCAATGTATCCTCCTCACGCTGCAACATTTCCTCCATATCCGAAACCGGCAACAAGGAGGCATTGAACACCTTTCCATTAATTTCCAGTACTTGCTCCAGATTCCAGCGGTTCACCAGACGTTTACGGAAGTAGAGTATGTAATATCCCAACAGCAATACGAACAGCAAAATCACCGCCAGCAAAATGCCCACCATCTTGTTGTTGGTGGAACGCTCCAGCTGCCGGCAATATTCTTCCAAGGATTGGTCTTCTCCCAACAGTTTGTACAAGGTGGTGTAGGCAGCATTATTATAACTATAGTCATCCCATTGCTTCAATGCAAGAAATGAGACTGCCGCTTCATTCCTGATATCCAGAATTACATGGAAATCCGAATTGAACATCTGGTTCCACCAATCCAGTTCCGCAGGCGTCCCGTCTCCGGTCAGCGTCATATAGCGATGTATAGGATGGGCGTATTGCTTGTAATGTTCGTTCAGGCAATACATTGCCGAATCTATGTATTGTAAAGCCAGTTCGTATTCTCCGTCCACATTGCAGTAATAAGCTTCATTGGCATAATCGGAGGCTTCGTCCAGCAAAGCTTCGTATTCATTCTGTGCAAGCAGTGCCAAAGAATCCGGCAACACCTCTCCGGAAGCAGTCTGTTCCACAGCATGCCGGCAGGATGACATGCACAAAAACAACACGACGAGCAACACCGACACAGACTTACGGATACCGGCAGGCAGACGGAAATAAAAACGGCTGCCTTTTCCCAGCCCGCTCTCCACATTGAACAGACAGACCTTGAACAAATCATTCGTCTTGCGATATTTTTCAATGATGCCCTTACAGTTCATCAGTCCAAAGCCACTTCCTTTGTTCTTCCTCAATTCCTCCTTGTCGGGAGCGTCACTCATACCGATGGCTTTTGAGTCATATACTTTTTCTCCCACGATGCGAGCTACATCTTCCGGTGACAATCCACAACCATTATCCTCTACCGAGATTTCCACGTAATCCTCCTCCTGCCGTGCATATACTTTCACCATACCGCCCTGAGGGGTATATTTACGGGCATTCTCTGCCAGTGTATTTATCATAAACAATGTAAGGGCTTTGTCTGCCTTCACCCGGATATCCGTAGGCTGCACCTCCAACGACTGTCTCTTCATCTCGAATGTACGGCTTCCTTTCCTGAGCAGCTCGAAAAGTTCATTCAATTCGAACGTCTCTATGTTCAGGCTAAGGCTTCCTTGCTTCATCTTTATCCAAAGGGCAAGAATATCATTGTATTCGTTGATGGTAGTAACCAACTCGTCGATATACTGGTATTTCTCCTCCTTTATCCGTTCCTCTTTGATGAATCCTTTTTGAGTCAGTTTCTGCACTTCGTTGATGATACGGTCTATGTACGGATGAATCCCGTTGACAATAGCCATACATGCTTTCTTTATCAGATTTTGCCGTTTGTTCCCCGCGATGTGCTGCTCGTAAATGTAGCGTTGCTTTTCCAGTCTGCGGCGCTCATCCCCAAGGGAGATGGACGTCATGCCGTTGTCGATTGCCCATTGGATATAGGGGGTTATCACCCGTACCATCGCCTGCTCATCCTTGCTCATCCGACGCGGGAACACTAATTGCCCGTTGTCTATGCGGATGTCCTTCACTCCAAACAGCTTTTCCAATTCCGGGCAGACAGCCGTCCGGATAGAGTCGATGATTTCCTCCTCAGTCTGTGCATCTGCCGGAATGGATGCCGTTATCTTCTGACAGATATCCAGCATCAGCTGCAGACGGCGGAGATGCACTCTGTTCCGGTCTTTGGAACGCTTGTTGAAAAACCAGAAAAAGAGGGATACAAGCACGAAGCCCACAATGACCAGTGACAACACGACGTTGAGCTGCCCCGCCTCCTTTTCCAATGCTTGATAGCGGCTTTCCAGCTCTTTATCCTGGCGTGTATCTTCAAGGATATCCAGGTAAATATTGCGGTTATAGTCTGATTTTTCTTTCATCCCGAGTCCTGCATACGAAACGCTCAACTGTTCACGAATACGTGAAATCCACTCGGGTACGGTTTTCAGTTTCTGCTCCATCCATGCCTTCTCCGCACAAATCGTATCTCGACGGTCAAATGCTTTCAGCCAGTCCAAACTATCGTGGCAGTCATAGAAAAGGCGGTGATGGTCATTTACACATTCCAGAGCAAGTTTTAGCGTGTCAAGAGCTTCTGTATAGTGACTGTGGGCATTCAGGTATTTGCCGATAGATACATATGCACCTGCTATCTGATACAAATCCTTGTATTGGCTGAATTTTTGCAATGCCAACTGCCCCAGACGCATGGGAAGCAGCGAATCTACCGGTACTCCAAAACGTGTCAAGGCATGGGAGCGGCGGTCTTGAAAAAATGCGTAATTATCCGGTGAAGCCATCAAGTTGGCAAGTCCCTGCACTCCATTGCCCTCAAAGTAAAGATAGCCCTTGCGCGAAGCCAACTGCCATGCGGTATAGAGCTCATCAAATTCTCTCAGTCTTCGCTCATCCGGTGTCTCACCCTCGCATAAGGCAGCAGAACCTTTGATGTAGTGATAATACAACAGCTGATTGGTATCTGCCAGCAACTCTTGTTTTTTAGTAACTTCATTAATAGAGGCTACAGCTTCCGGACGCTGTTGCAAATAATAATAATACACAGCAGATACAATATAAAATTCCGAACGGGCATAATTCAAACGCATTTGCTCGTGTTGGTCCACAAACAGATTGTCATCCTCCGCTATTCTTTTCATACGGTGCAAGGCACTATTGCGATAATCGTAGAACTCCTTGTTCAACGCCGTCCGCTGATAAATCTTCATCAAGCCGATGTCAGCAATAAGGAGTTCCAGCTCATTCTTGGTCAGATCATAGACATCCGTATGAAATTTTTCGGCCTGCTCAAAATCCATACGCATAAAAGCACAAAAGCCCAGATTATTGGATGCTTCCGCTTTTCCTTGTTTATAGAGGCTGACTTCACGGTAGGCCCTTGATGCCGCATGGCAGGATGAATCCAGGTTTTTATAACGATAAGCATAAGCCACCTGGTTTAGAGAGTCGATAAGGCGTACTTCCTTCATGGGTGCCGTTCCCACACACGAAACCATTGTTGTACAAAGGCACAACAACCCCGCAAACCATATAAAAGAAAGTCGTTTCATAAAGCAAAGCTACGAATAAATCCGGGAAAGAAAAATAATTTTTATACAATAACTCTTGTTTTATGTAACGGGAAATTCCTACCTTTGCATGCAAATTAACAAATAGGTAACATCTATTACACAAATGAGCGAAAAAGCACCCTTTATGGTATTCTCCGGAACAAATTCGAGATACCTTGCAGAGAAAATCTGCGCTAGTCTTGATTGCCCTCTGGGAAAGATGAACATCACCCATTTTGCAGATGGTGAGTTTGCAGTCTCTTATGAGGAATCTATCCGTGGCTCGCATGTATTCCTGGTTCAATCAACCTTCCCTAATTCTGACAACTTGATGGAACTTCTGCTGATGGTTGATGCTGCTAAAAGAGCATCGGCAAAAAGCGTTGTAGCCGTTATCCCTTACTTCGGTTGGGCACGTCAGGACAGAAAAGACAAACCCCGTGTTTCCATCGGCGCTAAGCTGGTGGCCGACCTGCTCTCTGTTGCAGGTATCGACCGTCTGATTACGATGGACCTTCATGCAGACCAGATTCAAGGTTTCTTCAATATTCCGGTGGATCATTTGTATGCATCAGCAGTATTCCTCCCCTATATTGAATCCTTGAAACTGGAAGACTTGGTAATCGCCACCCCGGATGTCGGCGGTTCAAAACGCGCCAGCACATTCTCCAAATACCTCGGTGTACCCCTGGTATTGTGCAACAAGACACGCGAAAAAGCAAACGTGGTTGCCACCATGCAAATCATCGGTGATGTAAAAGACAAGAATGTAGTATTGGTAGACGATATTGTAGATACAGCAGGAACCATTACCAAGGCTGCCAACATCATGCTGGAAGCAGGAGCCAAATCTGTCCGTGCCATTGCTAGCCACTGCGTAATGTCCGACCCTGCTTCTTTCCGTGTACAAGAATCCGCACTAACGGAAATGGTATTTACTGATAGTATCCCCTACTCTAAAAAATGTGACAAGGTTAAACAGTTGAGCATTGCCGATATGTTCGCCGAAACCATCAAGCGGGTGATGAACAATGAATCAATCAGTTCACAATACATTATCTAA